TTTTTCATCCCTGCCCCCTTGCGCGAATAGTTGTAGCTAAATACTCGGCCACAATATAACCACCTGCTTGATACGATGTAATATGACCTTCATATGGTGTAGGATTACATTCTGCATCACACACCTTCGCGCACGCTTCGCGCTCTGCTGCTGCGACTAACTCTGCAAACTTATTTACAGTTTCATACTTTCTATCGCTGTGCAGCCATAACTCTGCTTCTTCTGCTAGGCGCACAATTTCTTTTTCAGTCATCATTTCCCCTCCCTAAATTTTATTATTTGCTCTTTTGCTTCTTCTGCTCCTTTGCACACCAGCACGGTGTCGCCAATGCTGCGTAGGTAACTATGCCAATCTTTTTGCACTGCGCTAACTGATCCGCCCTTGATACGCTTCATTTCAATCCATAGTTTCCATTCCGGCGTATACAGATCTGGTACACCTGGACTAACTCCCTCAACCTTTAATCTACTGGCCACCGTAATAGATCGTTTTTCGCCATTGGCTATAGCAAAAATTCTTACATCTTTATATGTCTGACGAAACCATTTAACGACCTCTCGCTGCTCTTCGTGTTCAGTTGGTATTCGTTCAGTCATTCCATTTCCTTGATAAGACTCGATAAAACTTGCCTTCTTTTTTATATTTGATCGTTGCCGGTGGTTTTCCATCATTCATATATTTTGCAATCGAGTCAAGTTTTGTTATGCCTGTTGCAAATAACTCACGACTTCCTACACCCGACGCATTGGCCATCTTTGCTAATTCATTAACTGCTTTGTCACCTGCATAGCCATCGTGGCGCAATGGCAGGTACTCAGTAATTGATGGATCAGATAAATCCTTTGAGTAGTAGCTGACGGCAAGCATTTCTTTGCCGCTAGTGTTGCTAATGTGTTTGCGCCAGTTCCATCCAGTAATAATCATTTCCTTGGAATCTACGCCCATGATGTCATCGTGGCGCAACGTCAATGGCTTTGGTACCGATGGCGGAAATTCGTGGCTACAGGATGGGCAGATTTTGATGGATATGGCGCAGAGTTCATGGCACTCGGTGCAAACCTTTACCGGCATCTCACCATCCCCTGTACCTGCTTTGTTGGGTGGTTGGACGTTAGTAATCGGGCCATGTGTCTCGACTACACCTGCAAAATCTAGCACTAAGCAATGATCGATGTGATCTTTTATTCGCATACCACGACCCGCCATTTGTACGTATAAACTTGCGCTCATGGTTGGGCGCAGCATGGCGATTAGATCAATATTAGGAGCATCAAAACCAGTAGTAAGTACGTTAGCATTTGTTAGTGCCTTTATTTTTCCGGATTTAAATTCATGGATGATTCGTTCGCGGTCTGACTTTGGAGTTTCGCCAGTGATGCAAGCAGATTTGATTCCTTGGTCACGCAGCTCAATGGATACATTTTTAGCGTGATTGATACCTGCGCAAAAGAATAGCCATGACTGTCGATCGCCAGCTAATCGAATGACTTCAGCAACAATGCTTTCATTGTTGCTCTTTGTATCCACGGCCTTTTGTAATTCAGCCTCAATGAACTCGCCTCAACGTTTTTTGACGTCGCTAGTGTCTAGCTTGCTTGTGGTGGTCTTTGATCGTAGCGTAGCCAAATGCCGTTTATAGATTAATTCCTCAATGCTGACTGGCTCAATCAGATCATCAAAAATAGCTGGCTTGTCGGTGATAAGACCATGGCCAAGGCGGTACGGTGTGGCCGTTAAACCAATAACTCGCAGCTCTGGATTGATGACCTTCAATTCAACCAACAACGTGCGGTAGCCACCTTCGTTTTTATGACTAACCAGATGGCATTCGTCAATGATAACCAGATCAATATGGCCAAGAAAGTCAGCCTTAGTGCGAACCGATTGAATGCCAGCGAAGGTAATTGGCTCGCCTAATTCACGTTTTCCAATACCTGCTGAATAAATTCCAAGCGGAGCGCCTGGCCAATGTTGGCGCATCTTCTCAGCGTTTTGCTCGATTAATTCTTTAACGTGCGTGAGCATCAGAATTTTCGTCTCTGGCCATTGTTGTACGGCATCCTTGCAAAGTGCGGCCACTATGTGGCTTTTGCCAGAGCCAGTGGGCAGCACTAAGCATGGGTTGCCTTTGTTCTTGCCAAACCATTCATAGAGCTGGTTGATGGTTCGTTGTTGGTAGTCACGGAGCATTATCCAACCACCCGCGCATTAAACTCACGACGGAACTCTGTCGCAAACTCGTCAGGGTTGGCGCACACAGCGGGATTGGCAAGTATTTCCTTTGAGCCAAAAACATTGGTATCAGGCTCGCCGTTAATAACATCCTTGCCATCGATCACATAAATGGCTTGCCATTCGTTGTCGCTTTCTTTGCGCTGATATGGCACTAGATCGGGATGCAGTACGTGCGAATCACAACCTTCACGCTGCCACTCAACAGGTATATCGTCAGCGTCATGGCGCTCGCATCGCCACGTGGAATTCTCTAGTGCCGTACTGTGAGCGCAGGTTCTGCAATTGGCGTGTTTGGTAATCTTTGAACCAAAACAAAAGTCATGCGCAGGGCACCACTTGCATTGATACCATGTTGAATCAGCAGACAATGGTTCTGGAATACGGTCAGACAATGCAATCCGCTTACCTCGCGCAATCGCCTTCTCAGCGACGTCTTTATCAAACTTGACGCGCTCGGTGTAGATGCGGTCGTCGTCTTTGCAAACGGCCACGTACAAGGCTCGATCAATCTCAGTGCCAGCCATGTAGACCTGCATTTGCACAAAATGCTCTGGCTTGGATTCTTCGACGCCCTTTTTCTCAAGGTCGGCAAACGATTTAAGGCCGTGCGTTTTAAATTCGGCTACGTGTTCGGTCTTAGTTGCGCCTGGCACACCTGATTTGATTACGCCGTCTAAGCTACCCGATACGTGCGAGCCAAAGCTAACTCGGCTTTGGTTGCCAGTTGTGCGCTGAATATCGATACCAATGGCACGAAGGTCACTGACGATTTGCTCCTCTTCCAGATTTCCACGACGAAATACGCGCAGGATTCGACCATCAAACTGCTGTTGAACTGCCCAGCGAAACGACAGCCATAGCCAACGGTCACACGCATGACCCAGCGTTGATGCGCCCAAATGTGGCCGTGGTGGTTCCTGACGGCTTTCGTGGTACTTGTCAATCAGGTTGGTAATGCTATATTCTGGCTCTGGAATTTTCATGATTCCTTTCTCCTCTATGTGTGGATTATTCGGGCATGGATAAAACCGTGCCCTTTTTTTATTACTTCTTTTGCCACGGTGGAGCAGCTTTTCCACTTGTAGTCACAGCTTTTGCTACTGGTACAGGAGGTGTCGATCCAGAAATGGCTTTGAAGCCTTTAACTTCGTTCTGGTCGCCGTATTGCTCACTGGATTTAATGCTCAACTTGATCGACAGTTGGCCACCAATCAATTCATCTGTGTCGGCTACCTTGGCGATCCCAATAGCGCGCATGACTTCGCCAAGTTGTTTCCTTCCGATTTCCTCGGCCTTAACGTTAGGGTTGCGAATGTTCAAGGTGCCAAAAACAATTCTGCCCTGATGTGTTGGCCCGATAATGTCGTACTTGATAGAAATATACTGACCAGTTCCTGCCTTAGTGTTTTTCAACTCCGCACCAGTAATAGCTGCGGTGTACCAACCCGCAGGCAGCGGTTCATACGATTTTTCTGAAACCGGCATATCTTTAGCCGAAAAGGTTTGATCTAAAAATGCCATTATTCTTCTCCGATCATGGTGATGGTAAATGTGGGTCTGCCTGGCGTTGTTGTAATAGCGCCGAGCAAAGGTTTGGTAATACTCTCATCTGCTTCTTTCCAAGCTGCCGAAGCAATTTCAGGTTTCCAACGAAACAAACTGCTTAAATGTGCCTCAAGTCCGTTTGCAGCTGCTAATTCTTGCAGTTTGTCAGCATTGACCTTACGGTTCATTCGTCCTTCAATCTTGATTACATACTGGCCGACTTGGCGGTTTTGAGTTCCTTCAAATGATTCAAGAATCAAAAACTGCTTGACCAATTTGTCTTCAATCTTTCGACGATAATTTGTCGCTGTCGTTTCTTCTAATTTAGCAATTGTCCATTCTTTGCTTAGTGCTTCAATGTCGTTCATAGAATCCACTCCACGATGGTTTCTGCAAAGATGGCCAGAATCATAACGATAGCGATGTTGATGTTCATGCTTTGGCTCCAATCTTTGCAATAATCATTGACAGGTCAGGTGCTTCCCACGATTCGAGCTTGCCAGAACGGTCTTTGGCTAACCAAAGGCCGTCGCTGTCACACATCAAGGCGCGTTGGCTGTTTCCCTCGGCATCACGCTCAACACGCAATGCCAGCACTTCGTCAAAGAAATACGGAAGACTTTGACCGGTCTTGTTGCCAGGCATACTTGGCGCATACAAGATACGACCCATTTCGTCCTGCGTTTTTTCTAGCTTGGCACTCATGTAAACGTGCTTTGCTGGCAGGTCACGGAAGACGCGAATAATGTCGGCCATCTGTTCCTGCATCGAACCGTAGGCAGCGCGTGGATCTTTGTTGACCTTTTTCTCGTAGTTCAGACAGACTTCAGCAATTTCGCTAATGCTGTCAATGGCCACCGATTCAAACTGCGCAGCCTCGGCAGATTCATTTAGCCATTTGTAAGCCTCTTGCAGCTCTGCCATCGTGGTGATTTCGATATAGGGCAGTTCGGCATCTTGAATCGATAGAAGGCCGCCTTCTGCGCTTAAAACGATTGGGTTGGGCAGCGTTGGAATTAGGCTAGTCTTACCCGCCCCCGCTTGGCCATAGACCAAAAGCTTGACGCCATTGCCAGCTAGATTGCCGGTTGATTTAAGATTAATTGCCATTAGTTATCTCCACAGCAGTATTCTTAGCGGCAGCCCATGTATGTGCCCACTCTTCAGCCGTTTTGTTGCTGCTAATCGCTTTTGTATTGCAGTTATGCGCTACCAGCACAGCATCGACGTCATCCAAGAAGATGTCGTATTCAGCGTAGATGGCTTTTGCATCTGATGAAATAATCATTTTTCCTTCTCCTAAATATCGCCGGTCAGGGTATCTGGTTGGCGATTGCTTGCAAGATTACCGAATACAAAGTAGGATGTCAACACTTTGATGTAAAAAAGTGATAAAGGAATATAAATGCTAACTTTAGAGCAAATTAGGGATAAATTACAGGATAGGCGATTGGGCATGATCGTCAAGGCCACCGGCGTTCACTACAATACTCTGCGAGATATAAGAGACAACCTGGAT